CATGTCCAGAGAGCAATGACGATCTGCAAAAGCTGTGAAGGCCCAATACTATATTGCACTTTGATCTGATTTCAGATAGGGGATGATGAGTCCTGAAATATTCTAACAGTTCTGCATCACACTCTATTAATTTCAGATACCAGATCGGGAATGAACCTGTCATGATCGCACCCAAATGCTGCTCATGGTATGGACGGGAAGTTGCACTGACATTCCCGATGTCATCGGGTTTGAGGTTTGTGTATGATGTACATGTTTTTACACTTATACGTTCCAGCTTTGGCTTTATCATTTTTTTCCCCCCCTTATCAAGGAGTGGGTAAACAAATTCCAAGTGCATTTCTGGACCAACTTCAGCAGCATAACGTTTTAGATAATATAGTTGTTCAGTGTATATACTATCCTCACATATATACGTGATCCAAGTTTTGACCTTATTAGTCGGTGGTAAATAAAGGCTACTAGAATTTGGTTCATAATCCGGAAGCATAGCCTTCTTGTTATCTCTGGATATTAATTTTGCAAAGCCGAGTGCGAGTGATTTGAATATGATAGAATCCCGTATGTGCGGCCCTATCCAATTCCTCGGTCTCTCACTGGGTGTTCCGATCAAATATATCTGATAGGACTTCATATTACTCCCTGCAGAGTACGCAATATAATGATTATATGCCGGCAGATGGTCTACTGTTTCTGGTGAGTAATGCTCACACTTCACTGAGTTTAATCGAATCGAATATGGAAGATTATTCTCCTCCAGCATTAATATCAGATCTAACAAATTGTTGTCTGTTGTCTTGGTAAATGATATATCTACATGTACAAAATCAAACCGTGTAATGAATTTTATGGTGCTTCCTTTAAAAACATCATAATCATTATTGAATATTACATCAGGATGGTACATGACTCTAGTAAAAGTATCAGATCTTGCAAAAGATGTAGACTTTAGCTTTAGATGATTCAATGCATACTTTCCATCTCCCCTCCCTGCCGTCAAATCACAAATGTGGTCCTCCTGATCAATGAATTTTTGTTTGATCAACTCGCGGAATAAGCCTACCTGTGCAGCTAAAGAATCTGAGCCTGTGTAACTGGAGAAGACTTGAGGTGATGCTCCCGCTATCACACATGTTTGCGCAAACTTACACAGTGGATGTAACTCTTCAAGATTCCTCATTGCGGATTCAGGGATAGGTTGTATGGTGTAATCAACTTCATTGATGGAATTAGGGAGATACTCTTCACCTGTCAAGATAGTAATTTCACCGACTGAGGGTAAACCTCCGGGTACAATCACGTCATGTATGCTGACCTCCCCAGACACGTCGACAAGTAATTGCCTGATAGCAGCAATGCATGTTCTTGCAGTCAATGCTAAGCAGTCGAATCCAAGGACTGTGATTCTCACTTGCAATTCCGGTGATATCAACATTGACTCGAAAAAGCCAAGGTCTGATTCCATGAATTCCTGCAAAGATCCATCTGGATCAAAATACAATATTGAATTTCGTATTTCGGTTTTGAAGTGGAACGTAACAATATATTCTGCAATAAGGAATTTTGCGAGTGTAACCCTGTGTTCGTTATAGTTTCGAAGCATCTCTTGATATTGTGCCAATCTGAGTGACAATCTCTGTGAATGTTTTCTGTTCTGCAGGATTGTAGCATATCTGTCTACTAATGCTGTATATTCCGTATCCTCAGGTGCTTGCAATCTGATCACGTCGAGTATGGTGGATTGCATGGCAAATTTAGCTGTGTCGGTCTGATTTATTGTTGATATTTTACCCAATTCTGAGAGGCCCATTTGTAGGCGTTCTTGTAATTCTTCAATGTCGCTGTTGGTCACATTCATTTTCCAAGTAGGATTTAGCTTGTAGAGCTTATCAATTAAGGGTTGCCATATATGCTCTATGATTGTATGCGGAGAACTGAGCATGTATTCCTGATCCAATTGCCTTGCATATTTTAAAATTACATTCGTTATGTAGTTATTTCCAAGCTCAATAGCAGATCCTACTTCTTTTAAATTAGGGATCAATGCCCAGTCATTAACATTCTCTTCGTATAAATATGAATGAGATAAATATCGGAATCGCATAGTTGAGAGATCATGGCCTTTTAGAGATCCATAGCACTGAAACGTGCTTTTGATACTATAATCTGTGATTATAGGAGTGACAAATTGAACATCTTTTATACCTATTAGATTTCTCAAGTCATACTTGATGACCAACCTGCGAGTGGCATCATACTTGTCACAGATGATGGCAGATAGAAGCATTCTCATACGGAGATATTCAAAATTGATATTACTGTCGACTAGATCCAATGCAATTATCTTTGCTTGATTCAAATCGGTAGTATAATTCAGAGACCGATTCATCTCAGAGCGTATATATGTCGTAGTATTAAATCTGATATTAGGAATACGATGCAGTATTTCACCGCCAGTCTCAGTGGGTGCGAAATGAAAAAGATCAGAAAATGTCTGGTTTGTTAATGTTGACAGTGAGCAATTACAGGCTTTGACCACATCTAATGATTCTATTTCTTCTTTGAGTATATTTATCAAGTTATGCTTCAATAATAGCCATTTTGTAACTGCTACTAATTTGGCTGCCAACAATTCTTCCTTATGCCCCAGCATCCTGTCATCATCTATCAATTCACCTTTGTACAATGTTTCATTACCTACTTTGGGGTCATCAAACACCTTAATACCATTCATATAATGTGTTGGTGCACACCGCCTGATTGTCAATAGTGAATTCATCGTTGAAACCTCTGAGATTTTATCATCATAAAGGACTTCTTCAACTTCAATCATTCTGATCTTCGGGAACATATTGATTTTTCTTGTGAGTAATGATTCAATAATATCATCTCTATCCCTTAGGATAAAGTAGTATGTCCGATTTGTGGATGAACAGAGTCGAATATTCTCAATAGTCCTCGATGCTATAGAGTTCCTCAGTCTTGTTATGTTACGCACTTTAGTTAATAATCCAGAGCTTGTCTCTATTTTATTGATAAGTAGATCTATGAAATGTGTGGACGTATTCTCACTATAAAACTGTGCTATTCGAGAGTGGAAATTGTACCGAAAGATCTCGATCAATTCACGCTTTATTTTGTCATCATTATCAGATAAGTCAAAGAGCTGTCTAACAGTTTTATTCTTTGTTTTATTCCTGACCATATTCTTAATTGCCTGTTGCACACTACTAGTTGCCGGTGTAATCTTTCCATCTGAGGGCCATGTTGTTGTCATCAATCGAATCTCATCCATATTCCGTTCGTGCATTGTGTCTATTGATAGTACTGTAGAAAGATATTTCAAAAAGAAACCAGTATTGCAAGAGTAGTTTGTTATCCATTGATATAAATAATGGATACTCTTCGAGAACCCGATACTGTGCCCTGATAGCATTAGATTAATATGTAATGCCGCACCCAAGCCACCAACACTAGTTGGTAGGTAGGCCCAAAAAAACAAGAGGTCCTGTAAGAAGTTATCATATAGTTGGAGGTATAGCATCCTATCAGGATTATCCGTGAATTTATACTCCGCAATGCCCGGGTGGTACAATTCTGCTAATACATCATTTAGGAGAATTTCATTTTGTTCCTTTAATGACCTTTTCAAATAACTTGATATGTCGTTTTTTGCTGCCATCATTAAATGGTCATTCGTCGATAAATTCAGTGATCCCTGATCATCTTTCATGTGGTACAGGGTGTTAGAGAGTAATTTGGGCAATTCCGTTGGGGAAATGCATGCACCTTCACTCGGTCTAGATAGGATCATCCAAGGGAGTCTTACCAATAATAGACCCAATTTGTAATTTTTGAGATATGCACAGGCTTCATGATGATTACTCAGCTCTAGTGCCGAAGCAGAAGCGGATGATATCCCAGCAACTTCCAACTCATCAGATACCAGTACTGGATTATTCCCTGCACTTAATGATATCAACCTCTTCAAGGTCGAATCTGCCCTGATTCCATCTGCATAGTGCTGTCGGAGCATCGTTATTCTATGCTTTGATAAACTCGTCTGCGAATATTTTATAGTCATGCCAAACTTGAGACAGTGATTCATGATTTTGGAAAACACTGATTTCACCATCGGCTCTGAGGCCTGCGGTATCGAAATTATCGCATTTACATCATCAGAGTAAACCATAATTGTTTTCACTGTAATGTCCGTCATGATCCTTAATAGTTTCATCATGATAGTCGTATGTAATGTCCATAATGGGTTTAGCCAACCTTCAATCCCGCCATATTGGCCTTCAGAAACTATAACCTTATCCAGGTATTCATCATAGTGATAGACTGTCAATTGTGCAAAATAGTCTGGCAACTTACCCCAACCAGTTTCACCGAACAATTCACCGACAAATTCACACAATTCCGATGTATTGTTTGATTGCATTGACTGATTATGTCCTTCGATATCTAACAGTAATGAAAATTGATCTGGTTGAGATAGGTCTCTTGAAGCAGTGTGAATCATGGCTTTTCTCCTCTTGTCTGTTGGCGTCATCAGTTGTTCGTCTATATAAGATAATGCTTTCTTCATCTTTGCAGTGATAAGACTCAATGAATGTTTGTTACTGAGTTCTGCATTGCCAAACAATCTCGCTTTAATTTTTTGTTCCCGTTCCTTTTCTATCAAGCGTGTCGGATCACTGACTTTAACTGGGTGCTCTAATTGACTTGTCATATACACACACTTATCTTTGGGCTTTATATTCTTAGTATTAAAGAAATCCTTTAATTTATAATCTTCCTCTTCTATAACCTGGAGCAATTCTTTTCTACTATCGCCTGGGCCGAAGGATATCATACTTTTTAGAGCCCCTTTATCTTTTGCAAATTCTAATGGGTCGTCAGTCAGTGTATTGTCCATACAGTCAAATAATTTCACGTCATCCCACCAGCTCAATGGTAATGAGTCCACTTTATTGCTGTCCTTTCTCCCTTTATATGATTTTAATAAATTGATCTTTGATATATTGCCTATCATATTGGGTGGGCAATTGTGTTTCTTCACATAAGAGTTAAACATAAGTACTTTTGCTAACCTTGTAATATTCCGAACTGCCTGTTCATCCACCACACGAGGAGTATGTACCCGTTCTAAAAACTTTTTGACCCCTGCCATTGCATCAACCTCAGCATAAAATATCAGCTTGTGTAATGCAGATATCTCTTGAAGTTGTTTACGGGAAAGTTTGTTTGCTTCAATGATGAATCTACACAGGAATGATTCTCTTGGGGCTGTACAATTAATCCCCCTAATCATTGCGAATAGTAATCCCGCGTCATAGGTGCAATTGGTGATTTTTTGATCTAGGGCATGTAAATCTGCCATTATTTCGATGAGAGGTTTCCAATTCATAGCAAAATTCTCATCGTAATCTGACAGGTTTAAGAAGAAACTCTCCAACCCTTTCATGAAATCAACCTGGACATTGTGACAACCTTCGAATTCAGCAAACTCAATCATGAGTTTGAACATATTGGTAGCCCATTGGTACTCATCGCAGTTCCTGAGGACATCCAGATTATTGAGAATATCTGCAATACTGAAGATGTAATCTAAGTATGATTGGGATCCGCAAAACCAATAATCAAGTGATTTATGGTAAATTCTGAAATGACCACCACAGGCAAGCAGACAGAATTTATGCTCTGGATTATCGGATTTATAGACATATACTCCATTACTGAACATCTGGTATGTGGCCTCATGAGGAGATTGTGTCACCGAATCAAGACCGAATGCCGGGAAATGATTCTCTTTAGCAATATGTACCCTAAGTCTCTGAATCATGATAATAAAAGAAGTATACTTGGAAACTGAAGATGTGGACACATTAAACGGAACTTCTTGTGCTGCCGCAATATTAAGGTCATGCTTTGTAGCTCGATTCGCAAATGATAGTGCTGTCATGTTGATTAGCCTCTCCCTTTTAGAATAGGACTGCCTTCCAAATCGTTTTAGATCATCCATTGAAAATCGCAATGGTCCATTTGGGATCTTACCCATGGTTACCAATTGGGTAAATACGGTATCAATGGAAATTAATTGGCTCGTGTGGTGACCGTGAAAAATATCTACTTGGCCATGAAAGTCCTTGGTTATGAAGTCTATCAAATCCCTCGGATAGGGGATCAGGGCGCTTGCTATTCTTGCTGGTATCCTGACATCAGACGGTTTCGTGCTGAATCTTTCCTTCTTCTTCAATGTCGTTTTTCGGGTCTCAATTTCCGGGAGAGTATAGATGGTGTCCACATCTGATAACTTCTCACTTGTGAGATGATCCTGCAGTTGCCCAGCCATATGCGGCCAATAAAC